TACTTCCACTGCTTATAACCAGCTCGTTGCGCTCCTATACATATATCCGCATGTGATGTTATAGTGTGATCATTAAGTGGATCAGTTCCAGATACTAAACTAGCGGTCATATTACCATACTCCCACGTTGCGTCACCTCCACCTGTATTAGTTGATCCGCTATTTACCATTAACTGTAAAGTTGAACCTGTTTTCTGAAAGATGATATGAGTCCATGTATCACCGCCTGTCGCGTGGCTAATGCTAGATGAAAGTAATAATACATCATCATATTGTCCACGACGTGCATATATTTTACCTGCTTCAGATGCATCACCACTGTTATTAACAACAGATATCTCCCACGGTATTATATTATTATGAGTAGGATTATCAATGAACCCTCTACCGGTTGCTATAACATTCTCCGTATGCGGTTGTAATTGCCGTGTATTGAGAGGGTCTGAAAATAGTCCAGTAAAGCTAGATGATACGCTTTGTGATACAGGTATATTAACCCAGCAGCTAATCGCAAAATCATGGTTCCAGTTGTCAAAATACCTACCTACAGTATTTTGTATTTCTATTACACTTTCTGATCCAGTCTCTATAGATGCTGTGCCAGGTAGATTTATCGCTTTATATGCTAATGGATGGTTATGTGGATCTGTACCGCTCCGGCGACCTGCTGCTATAATACCGTTCCGCACAACAGGAGATTTTGGTAATGCACTCCTATACTTTAACGCATAATTATCTACAATATCATCACCAACAACTAAAGTCCTCTCTTCATCAAACGATAAATATAAGAACGTATCAGATGGTCTAGGAGGTGCGTATTGTAAAGTAGCTGATGTATACATAGTATTACTATATAAATTTCCTACTCCGTCATCCCAATAATCTTCTTCGGCATCGATTGCGACTGTTCCTGGATGTATGCTTTTACCGTATATGTTTGATGGTATACTAAAGACTTGGACATAAGATAGCAATTCGCGTTCTTGTGATTGTAAATACTCACTATCACTCGAAATAGTTGCATTGTTAGGGTCACTATAATAAAGGTGCTGTATTGAATTAAAAACGCTTGATTGGTAAAATCCATCTGTCATACTATCCGATGTTCTGAATTGTGCAGAAGAGTATGACCCGGATAATACCTTTATACCGAAAGAACCTGTAGTTTCATCTGTAACGGTCCACGATTTATGCGCGGTGTACTCCACTACAGATGCCCTCTTAGGATCAAGTGCTTTATAAGTAAACCTAGACATATAGTCCCTTAGTAGTCTAATTTAATTCGTATAGTTGCTTCTCGTTCGAAATTTTTAAGTAATGGCTTGCTTAATTTTGCAACAGCTACCAATTCATTTTGGCTATTATATAATCCAACAGATGATATATACACTTGAGGATCACCGATCATTGATGCATGACGTACTTGGCCAGCTGTACCTGATCTGAATGTTTCGTTTGTAGAGAAATTAAACTCATTATTTTTCGCTCTCACAAAGTAGAATGTAGAAGAAATATCTTCATCTGCTCGTCCTGTGAAGTTTGTTAATGAATCAAAAATTTGTCCTGGTACACCATCGTTTGAAGCTGCTGAGGTTCCTGTATTTAAACTTAGACCTGCTGTAGTTGCATGACTACTACCTAGCATTCTCTCTCCATCTAACATTATAATACCTAACTCAGGATATACTTTACCCCAATGTACATAATTACTGCCAGATTTATATAAGGCTGGACCGGTTGATGATCCGCTTATTATATTATATGTTACATGCCCATTTTCTGAAGTTGCAGCTGCAACAGAGCTATCATCAGTTACCGAGTGAGTAGTCGCTCCGTTTTTGAATGAAAGGTGCCAATCACCTTTATCTAACTGCTCTTTAAATCTTGCTCGATTCAAAGTAATAAATACAGCTCTATCAACAGTTGTATCATCTCCTAATGAAAATAATTTTGTAGGTGATGGTGAGTCTAATAATAAGTTTCTAAACTGACCGTATACAGCTCGCGTTGGATGGAATCCTGTAGTTGCACCTGACGGTGTTGCTGATCCGGAACCTGCATAATGTCCGTATGATATTTGGAACTGTACTTCAGCTGAATCATCTGTAGCTGCAGCATGTGGATCTTGATGATATACATCCCAATAATAAGATGTACCAGCTGCTGAAGATGTTTGTGTTGATGAAGTGAAGAAGCTGGTTAGTGCTCCTGTTCCTGTGAAGAGTGCTGAGGTAACGTTTTTAGATGTATTACCTTGAACTATGTCATTTGCTTCAAACCTATTAAATGATGCCATTTGTTATCCTTATGCAGTAATTTGTCCTGATGTTAATACTGTATCAGCATTAACTGTTACAGGAACAGTGATTGTACCACCTGTCTCATTAGCTGTTATCGTTAATGTTGTTGACGTTGTTGTTGTGATCGATCTAGCGGTTAATCTAACACCTAAAGCAGAGATAGTATGTGACGATTGATTACCATCAGGTGTATGAACTCGATTACCTCTTGCCATATTAGAATTCCCTTGTAATCTATCAGCTGCTAATGTTACTATATCTGCATTCGCAATAGTAAACGTGTACCCCATTTCCATATTACCGTTAGTTACGTTTGCAGTTTGCGGTGCAACTACGCTTGATTGGCCAGGTAATGTTAGAGTTACGCTTGACACAGGTAATGTTATAACAGGTAAGATCTGCGTATTCTTCGGAAGCGTTATCAATTTATATTTTAACGCTTGTGGATCATTACTAAACGCCTCAAGCATAGGTAAATTTTCTATAGCTTCACCATAGTAATTTGTCCCGTTATCGTGACTAACATCCCACAATGTATAATCAATTTCATCATCGCCTAACGCGAACTTCGTTATATTCAATTGACCTTTTGCAAGCAGCTCTCGGCCACGTTTAGTTAATACAGCGTCAACCGTTACGCTACTGTTATCTAAATATCCCATGTTATCTTAACTCCATCTTTTATTATATATTATAAATATACATAGTTGAAAATAATCAACCATTATCTCACTATTAGATCTCCACCTGCTGGCATACCTGGTGTATTTCCACCATCATTGCCGGATAAAATATCAGTTGAATATAATCTATTTGGATTAGTAAGTATAAATTCAACAACCGGTGACCCATCTATTGTATCAGCAGAAGGTGTGTTGAAATCTGTTGATGATACGCGAGTACCTGTACGTATTAATCGTGTAAGTCCGGTAGAGAATGTAGATTGTGATCCACTTGTATATTTATCAATAAGATCTATCTGCGGTAATGCAGAGCTTGATTTAATCATATTAATAGTTGTCGTATATGTTAAGAAATCTGTATTGTTATATCGTTGACTTAAAGATCTACCAGATATACCACTAACAGGTTCGCTTATAGTACCATAGTAATTATTAGATGTTAATGATACAACGCCTATATCCTTTACTTTAGATCTCTCTAACATACTTGGTCGGATTAATACACCTACTACAGCGTCTGCTCGAGCAGGTAATAGAGCTTCAATTTGCTTAAAGAATCCTGTATTAAGATATTTTAGCATTCTAATGAAAGCCCAAATATTATATCTATCATCATATTTTTTATAGTATAAGTTTTGAATATCGCGTAACGATGTATACTTGGTACTAAACCTATCACGTGGGTCACCTATATAATCATCGAGTGAGAATCCACCGAACTGCATAGCAATATCTATATCTATCTGATCTTGTGGTGAAAACGCTACTGTTATTTGCTCTGTATCTAGCGGGTTAGAGTCAAATGATGAAACTTCAAAACTCTTATCCGATGATAATTGATCTACACGTAGTTTATTATCCTCTATACGTATTTTAGAATCGTTCGCTGTTGCACCGATCGTATTAGGTACATTTACGTAATACGTTTCCGACTTATTACTATATGATACAGCATCAGGCCATCCTATAAAAGTCGCATCTGTTGTATGCGCTGCAGTTGTAAATGGTGCAGCATACAGTGTATTTGGAATCGACTCTGTAACTGTTAATGATGTTGTAGTAGAGTGATTATATTTTTTATTATTAGTACCTAGCGGATGTCGCATTATTAAATCATTATACGCCATCTGAACTGTATCACCAGTTATAGATATAGGTGATAATGCGTGTTGATGGAATGATTTTTCACTAATGTGCTCTGCCCATCCACGAACCTCTTGCATTGATCCTACGAATCCGTTATAAGTTGCAGTTGAGTCCCCGGAACCAGTTCCTCCCCAGAGCATGCGTCCTGAATGTCCCCATGTTCCGTTATAATATTTTTTAGTAGCAACTGCTGTAGGTATAGTAAATGTAGTAGAGCCGCTATGTGTTATATCATCTGCATGTTCGCCTATTTTAGCGTATCTTATTTCAAATACAGAACGTTTTGTATCACTCGGTCCTGTTATATACTCTTGTGTTCCGAAGGATACGTTCCACCAATCATTATCATAAAACGGTGCATAGTCTGTTGACATTGTTGTTTCTGCACCACTACCAGATGTTATCTTAAACTGTAGTCTACCGTACTTACTGTAACTCGACGTTGCAGATGCAGAACTTGAGTGCTCTAATATTACCTCAAACTTACCTACACCTCCAATACCACCATTTATACTTGATGTTTCTTCTGCGGAAACTAAATGCATGCTCTGTGTAGTTGATGTATCAAATCTAAACTCATACATTGACGTGTAGCGATCTGCATCAGTGTTTGTGAAGTCAGATCCCGGCTTATCAACATCAATTACACTATGAGACGTTGCAATACATCTAGATCCTGAAAAGTCTAATGCGTATGAAAACTTTTCAATCTCACGTCGAGTATTTAGCGGTCGTGTTGGAACTGGGCCACCGTATTCTTGTATTTGTAGTATTGTATTAGGTATACCATATGTGTTGAGTAATGCTTTTATTCCACGTGCAGTACCCTTAGTTTTTAATAGGTAAGGTATATTATTTACAATACGCTTCCACGTTTGCTTTTCAATATCTTCATGTGAATATGACTCCGCTCTAACTTCGTTTGTACTGGTACTATAACTACCAGTTTCATCTGTTCCTAGTACATATTCCCACAACTTACTAGTATCGAATCCAGATTGTAGAGACCATCCAAATGATTTAGCGGTATCATATATTAAATCCTTACTCATACCGTCATATATAGACTCTTCTCTATCTACAACATTTGGTATTTGTGATATGTAATTATAAATAGTATCAAAGTGCTGCCCTACCATATCTACAAATAACACGTAGCTATCGCTATTACCATCTTGTAATATGTGTTGTGGTATTGTATTGCGTAATATATTTACATTTGTATCATCATAAAGTGACGCAGTTACTAATTGTGAAGCGTACCAAGTAATCGCCTCTGATCCTGTTGTGGATACAAGAGTATGTGGTTTTGTAGATGTACTCTTTGGCCATGTTGCTGCTGGAAATGTTCCATACGTAGTTTCTTCTGTAGAGTGAGATTCGTAATATAAATATTTTTCATATTCATCAAATCCACTTATTATACCCGTCTTCTTTGAATCATATGACGCTTTATTTTGTAAGAACTCTATAGACCCTGTTGCAGCTGTTTCGTCTTTACCTGACTGATCAACTGATACAACATTAGATTGTGATGTATAGTACTCTATAAGCTCTAACTTATATTTAAAGTTTTTTATTCTCTCTTCAGCTGAACTAAAGTGAACGAAGTTATCATATTTACGGTGATCTATATTCAGTAATGAATTATCAGATCCACTTATATACTTATCGATAATTCTCTGCTTAGTGAGAGTGTCTGTTCCAATTATACTATCCCACGTTTCAAACTTAGTCTCTCTAGCTGGCTTATCTTTTATATCAATAGCTTTAAAGTTTGGACCTCGTAATTGATTAAACTCGTCCGCTACACTTGACTCAAGATCAACAACAACAGGTATAACATATGGAGATATTATATCACGTGTTATTTGGAATTGGTTTCCAACCTTTACATTACGCGGTAATGGCTCCGTTAACCTAAATATTATATGATCTTGACCGAGTGCATCTTCTTCATAAGTTAAAGATGTCCAATTTGTTGATAGTATATTTAATTGTCTACTAGAGTCTTTAAGTATAGCCGGCCATATTACATCATAATTAAACTCATCCTGTTTAGGCGATACACTGCCCCAATCTTCAAGTGAATTATAATATTTTGGTAGCGAAGCCTTTACTCTAATCTCATACCGAGATGGAGAGATCTCTTCTACTTGAACTTTACCTGTATCTGATGTATCTTCTTCACCGTATATATAATTTCTGTAAAAGCAAACTCGGATATCATATTGCCCGTTACCGAGACCTAGCTTATCTCGAACAAGTGATAATACATCTATACTTACTTGATCACCCTTCACTGTGATGATAGGATCTGAGATGCTTACGCTTACTGATCCAATCCTCTTATTACCACTATAAGCTTCAAGTAATACGTAGTCTAAATCTTCATTTTGAGAGCGTTGTAACGGTACATAATGCATATCATCATGTATATCAGAGTTTAGATATATAATACTATTATCATCTACAAGTGCCTCTGGATCAGGCTCATCTCCCTTTGCTATAGACTCACCAAAATGTGGGGCTTTATATACAAATGGAGACTTTAAAATATCTGCACTCATTCTTGCTACACGAGGTGTTAAGACATCAATAGATGGTGCGTTTGGAACTATACTAACAGCAGGCATCACCGTTGGTGTTGATGAAGCGAGGTAGTTACTAATATTGAATTTAAATCTACTCAATTTTGCCATTATCTTTTTACATCCCTCTTACCTACGTGTAATACACCTAAATCTACTACTCCATCTCTAGGTGAATCTAATGCTATATTTTGCTCTACCACTTTATTAAAAATACGTCTCTTCTTACCACCACTTCTATAATTAAACCTGTAATCTATCTCTAACGTCATCGGGCCAGGTGATTTTTCAAAATAATACCATCGACCATCCTTCTGTAATTCGTCACCATTTTGCTTAGAATATGTATTACCTGCTGTATTACTTCCTAACTCTCCTGTCCTATTTAACTCCACTCCATCTAATTTAACAGACGGTGTACCGTTCCTGAACTTCCGCTTCTTATTCTCACCGTTTCCATAATTGTTCCACTCTACGCGGAACTTAACCCACCTCGGCTCGTATCTGTCATCTTCACGGAATATCGCTTTTCCTTTACCATCAGCTGCACTCGAATCGTAGAAATAACTACCTTGATATGTGCTTGAGAATCCCTCTATACTTCCTTCATCATCTGAATCTTTAATCTCATAGAATAATGTTTGCGTCGTGGTACCTGCTGAATTTTTAATTTCAACTGTTAAAGCTTTTCTAGCTTCTGTAGGTGAAACTTCATACAATTGCAGATAGCGACCTTTATGTACTTCTTGACCATCTAACTTCCACGTTATCTCATCTGGCACTACATCTTCACTTGTCTCTGGATCTCTATGGCTTACAGGGTTATGTATGTAGAATAGCGGATTATCACCGGTAAAAAATCTGTATACAGGGTTAATACCGAATCTAGCAGGCCACTCATGAGCATCTCGTCTCACCCAATCTCCACCTATATCTTTATCTGGATCTGTTGATCCACCGAAATCAGCTAACATTCCCCAGTTTGCAACCCATAATGCATTTACAAACTCACTCACAGGTGGCGGTGTAATTGGAAGTTCAGGTGGTTGCGGTAATAATTCATATATAGTATCATCGATATGATCTTTTAGATAGTCGTAATCTAATCCTCTAACTTCATTTAACCTTGGAACTACATTATTATTATCATCCACATCTGTTATGAATACTCTATCATTAATGAGTACTACATCTCGTCCTTTCTGCGCTTCAATTCGCTTAACCTCAGTAGCAACCATCTTCTCAGTTGCTCTAGCTGTATCTTCTTTTGTAGCTCCTGGTATAGGCATAGCAGATACGGTAAACATATCTTTCATATATTTTGATAAATCTATGTTTTGCCATTTTATCTTCATAATTATCTCACAACCTTAAATACAGTATCACAAGTAAAGTATTCTTGTTGACCAGCATATTGTCTACTATCAACTCTAACCTCTATTTTATATACACGCTCTGGTAGGAGTGTATTCATCCAGAAGTTAAAGTAGTTACCTGAGCTATCTAAACTAATTTTTGTATATGATGTATTATAAGGTACTATAGTCGTATTTGTAGCTACATCTACAATCGAGTAATATGACGATGAAGGTAAATATTTTGGTGAAGCTGCGGTAGCTGTTGTTGTATATGCTTTTGCAGGGTGCAACTCTCTACCTAATAAACGAATTCTTGCTTTAGCTCCTTCTTTATATTCACCTTGTAAGTTTGATGTAAACACTCCTATTGAATCACCTGTCAACGCAGTTAGTGATCCGGTAGCAAATTGACTATCATTCCATCTAACCTCTAGACGTGGTGCAAATATAGTATGTGTCTCTTTTGAGAAATATTTTAATGATCCATACCTAGTACCATCTGTTTCCTGTGAGCCGGATCGCTGTATTAAGATTCCGTTGTTTTGATATCCTAATGCCCCTTGAATCCAAGAGCTAGTTATAATAGTTGACACATCCATTTCAATATCATATGTTGTATTATTAAATACTTGTGTTACTACATACCCTGACTCCGTTACTGTTGTACCGCCTGATGAACTCCACTGTGTACCCGCTGTTTGACCATCTCTATATTTCCAACTAGCACCCTCTACTACACTTGGATAATACGGTAATTTACCTATACCCATATCCCATGATTGTGATATAGGAGCTGCTGCTAGAGTATATGAATAAGGTACTTGGTCTTGAATAGAATTAAATACTTTTAAATAGTACTTAGGTGAAAGTCCATCTGATCCACTAATCTCTCCAGACGCAACAGATGCAGATATCTCACTAGTATCAAAATCGATAAGAATCCTAGTATTTGATACACCCGGCTGTTTTGATGAAGATACGATTTTTGTTAACTCAAGTATTTCATCAATACCAGTGTTTAAACTCTCAGAGTTTTCATATATTGTTGCATCTCTTGATGGAAATATTGAATAAATCATATCACGCTACCTTAATATGTTACTACACGACCGCGTATATCAGTGTCTGGATATTTTATTTCAAATACTGAAGGATCGAGTGATGGGTATATTACCCCTTTATGTGTTGCAGACTCAAATGAATACTTATTACCGGAATAACCATTATCTTCATCATAATAATTTATAAGCTTAACATCTACTACAGATTGTACTCCATCAACATTAGCTATCGCAATATATATGTCTTTCGTTATAATCGGTGTACTAAATGATAACTTATCTATACTAAACTTATCTTTTAAAGCTTGTACACACTTCAATAACACTGATTGTGAGTTACGATTAGCTAAGCATGTAATTTCAAAATCAATACCAAAGTTAACAATATATCCGTCTTTTATATTAATAGCATCTGTCAGCATTCTATATTGTGATAAATATGTTTTAATATTACGCTTAGTAATATTATTTACTGCTGTTAGATTTTTATTTTTATCATATCCAAGAACGTACATATTTACTGCTAACGGATTATTAATAGGTTTATCGTCACCAGATAGTTGTTCATCTGATGCTATATACGCTTTTGTTATATTACCAAACTTACTAGGTAATGATAGAGCTCTAATAACATAATCCTCTTTCGTTACCATTCTATTTTGTGTACTAAAATTAGCTAGAGCATTATTTTTAATTTCATCTAACGACTCAACACTTGTCCCTCCAGTCGCAGGTAGCGGATTACTTATTTCGAGTGAATCTTCAGCTGTTTGCTTCAATGCGTGTGATAGAGTTTTAGTACCATCGAACGTAGCAGTCTTAGATGTAACATTTGTTATAGTCTTACTAGGTACATTAGCATCTAATCCGTATCCAACAATATACGTAATTGTTAATGTAGTATCATATGGTGATTGTCCGTATGTATTAGTATATAAGAAGTTTGCAGGATCAAATGAGGTATCTAAGTTATTTACATTACCTGGTAGAGGTGATCCTACGTTATCTGGATTTGGTATTATTTCTTCATCTGGATTTGATGATATACCGGAACCGAACTGTATCTCAATTTTATCATCTTCTGTTACTCGAGTTATAAATCGTCGTGAAGTTTTTATTAATTTTAATATATAAGGAGCGCTTACAGCACCTACACTTAATGTAGGATCTTGAGCTTCTGAATTAACAGTTTCGCCGAATATAGTATCCTGTGCTAGATACGGAACTTCATACCACGTATTTCCATCTCCATCAACAATAGACTCTATACCTATTATATTTTTATCATCAACTAGCACTTTCAAGTACGGATCAGCGCTTCCTACTGTTACTGTTTTTGTTTTTATCTCACCACTAATAGTTGATACTGATTTTTTTAATAAGTATTGCTCTGGTTGACCAGTAGTGTTATTAATCTGGTATACAGATACATCAGTCGGTGAAGTTGAGCTAGAGTGAGCAAAATTAACTGGCGTTGTTGTTCTAAATACTATATTTGTAGATGTATTAAATTGAGCTCCCTTCTCTAGAGTAAATGCATAATCAAAATCTGGTCTTGAGCTGGCCCCTGTACCGGAGTTTGGTACTAACTGAAACACATCTACTGTAGCATTAGCTGATGAAGCTAGCTTAGGCTTATATCCAAATGTTTGAGCAATATTATATACATTCTTCTTTTCTTGTGCATGATGTAACATTGTCTCTTTCATATTATAATCTGTATAATATGATAATACATCTCCTATATATGACGCCATCTCAATAAACATCATACCCGGTGATGTTTCATTAAAATCATTATACGTCTTTGGGAAATAATTTTTTGCATACTCAATAAGGTTTGTTCTGAATTCAGAGAAATCCTTATTAATATATTTTACATCTCTTTTAACTTCTGCCATCATTATACCTTAACAGTCATATCTAAAATCTTCTTAATATCTAATTCTTGTACTTCATAACTAATTAATACATTAGCAGTATTATTATCAAATTCTACAGATACATTTTTTATAGTTACGAACGGCATCCACTCACTAACCGACTCTCTAACTGTATCTATTGCCATTGAGGATAAATTTCCTTCAATTGCAGGTTCGTATAGCAAGTTATATAATCCTGAGCCGAACGAGGGATGCATTAATCTTTCACCTTTCATAGTTAAGATTAAATTCTTTAGATTAGAATGTATTTGATCTTCTGTTAAATAATTTAACTTAAATCCGCCAACAGAAGAGTTCATAGGTAAACCTACTCCGATAGCTACATCGTTCTTAAAATCTAAAGGATTTATCTTCTTGTTTGGCATATTTTACTTTTATTAAAATCGCTTTACTAATTCTGAATAATCTCGAGTTAATGCTTTCATTAAATCTGGTGTTACTTTACTCGGATTCATAGGTGCACCACTAATATCTTTATCAGGTATAGGATTAGATCCCATAGGACCTTGCATTGCTGCAAACCCAGCTCTTGCATCTGATGAATTAAATGTTTTTAGCGTATCATAGTCTGTAGACTGAACCGTCTCATTAAGTATATCGTTTAATGCAGAGTTTGCAGTAAACTTCTTTGCTTCCTTAAATTCCGGTGCAGGTTGCTGCATTTCCATAAAGGAGGCATTTTTTGCAGACTGTTCTGCTAATACACTACGCACCTGTTTCTGTACTTCTTCTTTAACAAGTTTACGAATTAATTGTGCTAATTGTTTTGATTTCATATAATCTCCTGTACTATCATATAATAAATATACGCGACTTGGATTTACTGTTTCATATTATCTATATTATTTTTAATTTGCTGCACTTGACTTCTAATATTTGTTGCTTGATTGTATATCATATTAAATTGCGGAGCATTCTGTGATGGAGCTGTTGGAGCTCCTGGTCCAGCTGATACGTGTGTTGATGTAGCAGAGTATAGCCCCTGATTACTTAGCTCACCAGCGAGTGCTATTACATGTTCACATAGTAATGATATTTGATCCGCCATTGTAGATATATCGATAGCCCATTTAGATGTTGATATCCCTACATCTGCTGCACTAGAAATTACAACATTATCCTCTTGACTATAAAGCATTAATCTATCACTAGTTATTACGATTTGATTATCAGCATATATCTCTGGCTTTATATATGTAGCGGGGATTAAGCTTTTAAGTACTATCGGTAGTGATTGACCGGATGTTAGATATATAGAAGAGAAATCTGTATCTAGGTTTTCGATTTGAGATACGCCTGATCTAATTGTGATGATAGGTAATCCTTCATCACTATCTGAATTCCATGGAGTGTTTGTCTGTTCACGCTTACTACCGAATCGTATGCTTTGACCACTACGTCCTTGAAAAATAGTATCACCTTCGTGTATATTAAGAGATCGTAAAGATGGTGATGGTGTAAATGTTTTACCTGTATATAATGTAGATGTATCTTGCTCAAATACACGTTTAATACCATTACCCATATGATTAACAGATCCATTTTTAGATAATGGAGTTAAATAATACCACTTACTAGATGTACCATCTTTCATTAATGATACTCGCTCGTTTGGTAATGGTAGTGATATGAAGTGAGGTGATATTGGTGAAGCAACTTTATTAGTAAATGTACCATCTTCATTCTTTATAGCAACTATAATATCTCCAACACTATTACCGTTTTGCGATATTACGTCAATAACAGATCCTATTGTTGTAGTAGTATTAACAGGTACATCGATTAACCTAGATTGATCTCTATCTACTCTAGATTTTGAACTATATTTATTTATGTACTTTGACACTATCGCCTACCTTCTCTACCTCTTCCATTAACTGACGCTTCTCTTGTTCTGTTAACATTAATCCATCATCACCGCCGCTAGACCTACCTTGTGCTTTCTGAACAATAGCTGCCATCTTAATTAATGCTTCATCGTTTTTTACTGCAATCTCCATATAATCCTTAATCAATGGAACAATAATTATTGCATCACCTATATTTTTAATCATAGGTTTTAATTCAGTAATAAGTATCTGAATCTGCACTTCTTTCTTCTTAGAATTATTGTATATATCTTCTAGTAAATTCTTAAACGATTTACCTTTAAATATTTCTTCTGATTCTTCGCTCATATGTACTCCTTGTATATAAATATACAAATAAAAAAAAGCGCTATAAAAGCGCTTTTCCTTTATTGTAATTCAAAAACTACTTCTTCGTAAAGAATGATGCTAGTAATACTAGTACCACTAATCCAACGAACCCACTATTACCTAATTGCGTAATAAAGGCTGTTAAGTTAGCTGCTACATCCATTCCGAATACAGCACCACCAGTTAAGATTGTCCAAAGAACTAGTACTGGAATAACCGCTAAAAATAGTGTTGTTAAACCTGTGAAAAATCCTGAGACTTGCTTAATTACTGAATCCATAATTATCTCCTTTTATTTAATTATTATTGGCATTATTGCCGAGAAGTAAATCGTGCACTACCTACTTCTATATAATGAGTATAGTCGACCATACTCATCCTTCAATATATTAACGACTCGAGTTATGTACTGTGTCTTCACATCTACCATCTCTCGAACCATAATATATAAAGCTTTTTTATTATATGTTTCTATATTATGACAATTTGTAAATATCTCTAATAAAGCATACGCGATTGGTATATCTCGTTTATACTTAATAATATCATCAATATTCTCTGTACAGTGTGTTATAAATAAGTGAAAAAAGTCTTGAGTTTCAGATAATATCTCTTCTCGTATAACTTCATTAACAACACTTCGTTTAGTATCTATCTCTAGTACAGGCGCTTTTGCTTTTTTACGATTATAATGCTTATAATTATTTTGAATAAGATAATTTTTTGCAACTATACTAAAGTATGAAAACGCTTTACCTTTACCTTGAGTGTATTTCGGTAGCTTCTCTAATATAAAAGCAATTACCTCATATTGAACATCTGCTGTAGGTGCGTCGAAGTGATAAAATTTATATCTATGAATTAAATTCTCTGCCATCTTAAATAATGGATAATAAATAAATTCATTAAATACTTTATTTCGTAACCTATCATCTACTTCAGCGTTATATGCAATAATAGCATCTTCTGTATCTTGCGTAAAATACATCTTACTTTTTCTCGGTCGACCACGCTTCTTCTTAACACCCTCTACTTGCTCAATCAACTTACGTTGAAGCTCTTCTTCACGCTTCTTTTCTAAATCTTCATAAAATTGCTCTACTGGTGTCATATTACTCTTCTTCTTCTGTAAATAATTCGCTAACAGACGTTATAGCATGACGTAATTGTTTAAACACTCCACCGACTTGATCGTCTGATTGAAATGCTCCATCTTCATCAATACTTTCCATCTCAGTAACTAACCCTCGTAGCGCTGTATATAATGCTGTATTTAATGTGGACGCTTCTGTGAATGCATCCTCCACTCGCTCTATCTTACGTAGTAGATTAAATATAATGTAACCACACACAACTAATAAGGTAGATAATATAATAATAATATACATTATTCAGCTCCAAATAAATCTTTAAACAGCTCTGTTGCAGATTCTGAGGAGTTACTTATTGTCTTACTACTTGATTTTCGAACCTTACGTTTTGATTCCGTCACTAATGTAGTATCCGACTCCTTCCATCTCTCATACTCAATTTGAGAAGCCATATGATCAGCATGGTGTAGTACAATAGGTAAATTAATACGCATTCTAGATTCTGGTTTAAATGCTACGAAGTATGGCTTATTAGCCTCATCATACATACCATCATGTAGTTTAATTCCCATCATCTCATTCTCTGAGAATTGTATACCAAATTGCTGTAGTAATAACAGTGACCTATCTGGCACACTCATGAATGGAATGTCAGGATTAACAATGTATATCCTACCTTGATTCTTTCTATGCCAATCACTTGGATTAGGTTGATACATCTCAAATTCTTTTGTACCTACTTTACCTAAGTCATGATTAAGAGCTGCAAATAATAACTCTTCTCTAGTGTATCCACTACACGTAGATCCTAAAGCTTGCCAAGTAGTATAAACATTATCCGCACACTTAACAACTCTTAATACGTGATCAATATATCCTCCTGCGAAGCAGTTATGGAAATGCTCGTAACTAGATGCAGGCATAAACATCACTCTATCTTGAAAGAAGTTATACATATCTAGTAAAGAGTCTTTTCTAACACCTGTAAATTCAGTATTAATAACTTTTATCAGGTCTTCCCAATTTTGGGCTATTTTATGTTCGTCTATCATATCTATTTAATCAAATAACATTTTTATTTGTGATGGATTGCCTACTTCTTCATCCTCACCAAATTCACGTACAATACTTTTAACACTATATCCTAGTGCATGAGCTAATCGCTTACAGCATATTTTAAACTCACTAACAGTAATATTAGGTTGTACTTCGAACTCAATACGTACTGGCTCTCGTACAGTGCTCGAATTAATTGCGTTACAACGCTCAAATATAAGTTTATCCATTTATGTCTCCTATTTTCATATAATACATAATATATGAAAAATATTTAACATACGCAACTTACTTAATAGTTTTCTGTAATTTCTTAATCTCTGATGTGATAAGTCGTTTATCTTTTTTAAATTTAGC